TTGATTATGCAGTGGAACATTTCGCCAGAGAAAATGATAAAGGGAAACAAACAAGATGTCACTGTAGAAACTATGTTAGATATGAAGAGTGACTTGTCTGTATGTAAGAAGATGAACACAACAGTTGCACCTAATGGTGTTATGTTCTCTAGAGATAAACAAGGATTCTTTCCTGAGATTATGGAAGTCATGTATGATGAGCGTAAGGCATGGAAGAAAAAGATGATTGACTATCAGAAAGAGAAAGAGAAAACAACTGATGCGAAACGAATTAAACAACTAGATACACTTATCAAGAGGGCATACAACAACCAACAAGTAAGAAAGATTGCATTGAACTCAGCATATGGTTCTATGGCAAATCAGTGGTTCGCCTTCTTTGACCCAAATCTTGCAGAGGCAATTACTTATTCTGGTCAGTTAGTTATTAAATGGTCAGAGAAGATAGTCAATGAATATTTAAACAAGATACTTAAAACAGATAACGAAGATTATGTTATCGCAATGGACACTGATTCAATTTATCTAACAATGGATAAGTTTGTTAATACAGTTATGCCAGACGAAACAGATAAGAATAAGATTATTGATTTCTTATCAAAGGCAGAGTCTAAGATAGAAGATGTTTTAGATGAGGGGTTTGAAGAACTCGCCAATTATGTAAACGCATTTCAACAGAAGATGGAAATGGGTAGAGAAGTTATCGCAGATAGAGGTATTTGGACTGCAAAGAAAAGATACATTCTTAATGTGTATGATAACGAGGGTGTTAGATTAGAGAAACCTAAACTAAAACTCATGGGTATAGAAACTGCAAAATCATCTACGCCTCTATGGGTTAGAAGAAGATTGGAAGATGCAATTAAAGTTGTAATGACAGGAACAGAACAAGAGTTGTGGGAGTTCGTAGAGAAATCTAGAAAAGAGTTTAGAGAATTACCGCCAGAAGATGTTGCGTTCCCTAGAGGGTGTAGAGGTTTAATTCAGTATGCAGACTCTACAAATATATACTCAAAAGGCACACCAATTCATGTCAGAGGTTCATTGTTATTTAATCATAGACTTAAAGAGATGAATCTTACAAAGAGATACGAACCTATTATGAACGGTGAGAAAATACATTTTACATATCTGACGATGCCTAATCCTTTAAATGAAAATGTAATATCATTTACGAGTTCATTGCCTAGAGAATTTGATTTACATAGATTCGTAGATTATGATATGCAGTTCGATAAATCATTTGTTGAACCATTGAAAAACATTGTCCAATTAATCAATTGGAATGTTGAACCTACTGCAAGTCTAGATACATTCTTTGCATAAATAACAGTATGGCATATAGTAAAAAGGTTGTAGAACGATTTGAATCTGTTCTAAACAATCCAGAAAAACATTCAGTTGGAAGATTTGACCCAAAGGCACCTGATATTGCAACAGGAATGACCGGTGCACCTGCGTGTGGCGATGTTATGAAACTACAATTGAAATTAGATGAAGACGAAAAAATCATCGATGTTAAATTTAAAACATATGGATGTGGGAGTGCAATTGCATCTTCTACAATGTTTGTTGATATGCTTAAAGGCAAAACAATAGAAGAGGCAAAACAAGTCAAAGATAAAGAAATCGCTGAAGCACTTGAATTGCCACCAATCAAATTGCACTGTTCGGTTCTTGCAGAAGATTCAATCAGAAGAGCAATACTAGATTGGGAATCAAAAAAGGAGCATAGGCAACACAATTATGTATAGGTATAAAGTTAATGTAGTAAAAGTCGTGGACGGTGATACCGTTGATGTAGATATAGATTTAGGTTTCGGCATGTCTTACAAAAAACAAAGAGTAAGAATGTTAGGTATAGATACACCTGAAAGCCGAACAAGAGATTTAGTAGAAAAGAAATTTGGTAAAGCATCAAAGGCACATCTGAAAAGTCTTTTAGAAGTTGGTGATGTAGAATTAGTATCACACGATAAGGGTAAGTTTGGAAGAATCTTGGGAGATTTATTCATTGGTTCAAGTGAAGTATCAGTTAACCAACAAATGATTAATGACCATCATGCAGTTCCATATACAGGTGGAAATAAAGAAGAGATTGAAGCTGGTCATATGGCAAACAGAGAAATTCTTATTGAACAAGGTGTAGTAGTTCTAGAAACACAACAAGAGTTAGAAGTATGATGATAACAATTATGGATGTATTTTACATCCTAATGATTTTAACAATCTTCGGATTCATTATTCATCTAGAAACACAGATGAAAGTTATATTGGAGATGTTAAAACAGAGGTGGTCTTATAATTCGTTAGAGGAAGATTTAAAACGAAAAACAATGTTTGAAAAGTCACTAGACAAATTAGACCCCAAATGATATACTAATACAGTATATTAAAAAATATATATTATGGAGAAGTGAAATATGTCATTTATTAAAGACTTAGTAAAAGCGTCAGGTAATGAATACGCAAGTATCGTTTCCGAAGGCGTTGCTGCTGGAGATGTAGACTCATTTATAGATAGTGGTTCTTATGTCTTCAACGCACTTTTAAGTGGTTCACTGTATGGTGGATTACCTAAAAACAAAATTACTGCAATCGCAGGAGAATCAGCAACAGGTAAAACTTTCTTCGCATTAGGAATGTGTAAACAATTCTTAGAAGATAATCCTGAAGCTGCTGTAATCTATTTCGAATCCGAATCTGCAATCACTAAAGAGATGATTGAAGAGAGAGGTATCGATTCAGCAAGAGTTGTTATTGTGCCTGTAATAACAGTTCAACAATTCAGAAATCAGGCAATCAATATTCTCGATAGATATTTAGAAACACCAGAAGATGACAGACCACCAATGATGTTCTGTTTAGATTCTCTTGGTATGTTATCTACAACAAAAGAAATCGAAGATACTGCTGAAGGAAAAGAAACTAAAGACATGACTCGTGCCCAAATTACAAAGGGTGCATTTAGAGTATTAACTCTTAAACTTGGTCGTGCAAAAGTTCCTATGATAGTGACCAATCATACATATGATGTAATTGGTTCAATGTTCCCACAAAAAGAAATGGGTGGTGGAAGTGGATTAAAATATGCCGCCTCATCAATCATTTATCTTTCAAAAAGAAAAGAAAAAGAGGGTAGTGAAATCATAGGAAATATTATACACTGTAAGAACGCTAAGAGTAGATTGACAGTTGAGAACAGAATAGTCGATGTTAGATTGACATATGATAAAGGTCTCGACAGATATTATGGTCTCTTAGACTTGGCTCTTGCAAGTGGAGTTTTTGAAAAATCCTCAACTAGAGTTAAATTACCAAATGGTAAAACAGAATTTGGTAAAACAATTAACAATAATCCAGAGAAATACTTCACCGAAGAAGTAATGGAAAGATTAGAAACAGTATGCAATCAGTATTTTAAATATGGAAACAACGAGAATAGAAGTATCAATAATCAAGAATCTGATACAAAATGACCAGTTTGCACGGAAGGTAATTCCTTTCCTAAAATCTGAGTATTTTGCCGATTCATCTGAGCAACTAGTATATAAAGAGATTACACATTATTTCGAAAAATATACTAAAGGCCCAACACTCGAAGCACTTCTCATAAATCTAGATAATAATTCATCTGAGTCAGAGAATGTTATCAAGATGTCTAAAGAGTTGTTGGGTTCTTTGCCCAAAGATGAAACGCCTATAGAATGGCTTATTGACGAAACAGAATCATGGTGTAAAGATAGAGCAATCTATATTGCAGTAATGGATTCTATTGAAGTCTTAGATAAGAAATCTCAAAGGTCAACAGGTGAAATACCAGAGTTATTAAAGGATGCCCTTTCCGTGTCTTTTGACCAACATATTGGTCATGACCAATTAGAAGATGCAGAACAAAGACATGAGTTCTATACTCACGAAGAAGAAAAACTTCCATTTGATTTAGAATACTTTAACAAGATTACAAAAGGTGGTCTGCCTAATAAGACATTGAACATTTGTCTTGCAGGCACAGGTGTTGGTAAATCATTATTCATGTGTCACATGGCATCTAGTGCCTTGATGCAGAACAAGAATGTTTTATACATTACATTAGAGATGTCAGAAGAAAGAATTGCAGAGAGAATAGATGCAAACATAATGAATGTTCCTATGAAAGAATTACCAGACATGCCTAAAAAGGATTATGGTAAGAAGATTGAAAGACTTAAAAACAAGACAAAGGGTAAACTTATAGTTAAAGAATATCCAACTGCAGCTGCTCACGCAGGACATTTCAGACATTTACTACAAGAATTAAATATCAAGAAAGATTTTAAACCAGATGTTATCTTTATTGATTATCTAAACATATGTGCAAGTCAGAGAATTAGACCAGGCGCTGGTGCAAACTCTTATACATTAGTTAAGAGTATTGCAGAAGAGTTGAGAGGTGTTGCAGTAGAATATGATGTTCCAATCATGAGTGCAACTCAAACAACAAGAAGTGGTTTTGGTTCTACTGATATTGGTTTAGAAGATACATCTGAATCATTTGGTTTACCTGCAACTGCTGACTTAATGTTTGCACTGATTACATCAGAAGAACTAGAAGAGTTAGACCAACTTGTAGTAAAACAATTAAAGAACAGATATAATGACCCTACCATCTTCAAGAGATTTGTTATAGGTGTAGATAGGGCAAGAATGAAGTTATATGATGTAGAACAAGAGGCACAAGAAGAATTAGTTGATGGCGAACTGTTAATTGATGATAGTATTCCTGTCGCTGATAGAGCCAGAGCAACAGATAAGTTTAACGATTTTAAGGTATAATATGGGAACAAAAGCAAGAGTAAAATTTAGTCACACAGGTGGAGTAAAAGGTAGAAGAGAGAGAGTATTGGAAAGATTGAAGTCTATCAAAGAACCTAACAAAGAACAACTCAAACATATTGAGATATTAGAACAGAGAATAAAATAATGCAGAAAGTTTCATTTGATGATATTGGTGGAGAAGTAATTAAAGATACTTCTCAGTATCTTCTTAAAGATAATAAATTTGGCAAGAACTTAATTTTAAGTAGCACATTTTTAAGAGCGAATCAGATGACCAATGGCCATACACATTCAGGACAAGAAGAAGTATATTTCTTTGTAAAGGGTCACGGTGAAATGGAAATAGATGGTGAGAGATTTAAAGTAGAGAAAGGTGATGTTGTTTGCATTAATGATGGTGAATTTCATAAAGTATTCAACACAGGTCATCTTGCATTAGTTTTCTTATGTGTATTTGAAGGAGGTAGAGACCACTAATGGAACCATTTGTTCAAAAACAATTTGATGAGTATCAGGCGAATAGAGTCGAGAAAGAAATATTACCTAAAGAAGAACTCAGAGATTTGATAATCAAAGATTTATCATTTGTTTCTACAATGGGTGTGGCAGAATACACCTTATATCAGAAGTATCAAGAAATACATTTGAAATATCCATCACAAACTGTATCAACATTGTTTGGTGAAGAAACAAACTTTGTTAATGAAGACCATTTAAAATTAATTACAGAAACAAAAAACAACATATGGTTTCCTAATTCGTATGAAGACTTTGAGAAATTAGAACCAGAATTAGTATATACAGATTCAGAGAAAGATAGACAAGCCGCTGGTTCTCTTACAGAGAGATGGAATTGTTTAAGAACAATGACACACAGCCAGAAGAACTCATCTAACATAGGGCGTAATCTACATTACATTGTTAGAGATAAAGTCACAGGTAAATATCTTGGTGTCATTTGTATTACAGGTGACTTCATTGACTTAACACCTAGAGATAATTACATTGGTTGGGATAGAGAATACAAAACAAACAGTGGTAAACTAAACAATAGTGCAATTGGTTCAAGTATCTTACCAACACAACCATTAGGGTTTAATTATACAGGTGGTAAACTAATGGCATTGTTATGCACTGCCGATGTAATACAGAAACAATGGGAAGAAAACTATGGTGATAAGTTAGTTGGTATGACTACAACATCACTCTATGGTAAATCTAAAACAGGTGGGTTATCACAATACGATAGACTCAAACATTGGAAGAAAATGGGCTATAGTCAAGGTTCATTATCATTTGAGATGACCAAAGACACTGAAAGAGCTATGCTTGATTACGCAGAACATCATTTCAACGAGAGATACTTTCTATTGTATGTTGCTAAAAGAGAAAGTGGTCAGACATTAAAAAGAGACCATAGAAATCGTATGAGGCAATTTATGTATTCACAATTGAAGATACCTAAAGAGTTGCAGAAGAGTGACCATCAAAGAGGTATCTACTATTCCACATTCTATGAGAACTCACGAGAGTTTCTTAGAGGTGAGATAGAACAAGAACAGTTGATTAGAAACTCAAACGATGGTTCAGTAGAATCGTTGACTCAATTGTGGAAAGAAAAGTATGCTGCTAAGAGAATAAATAATCTCATGAACGCAGAAAGACAGAATTTAACTGAAACACTTTTCTACGATGACATAATAGGTATGTCATGGGAAGAGTGTAAAGCAAAATATTTAGGAGATGTAGGACGATGAATGTATTAGATATGATACCTGCCAAGAAAAGAGGAGTTTTAATTCCAGGAAGAAAGATTAGAGTTGGCAGAGATGAGTATAGAGAATTTACTCAGAAAGTTGAAGAACTTGCTGAGAAAGGTCATGAATTACCACACTTGGTAGAACATGAGAAAGATGCAGATATGTTTGTGATAGAACTTTTGGGTGATGTAGACCTAGAAGAACTAGACAAAATTGCAGAAGGTTAATGGGGCTGTAGCTCAGTAGGGAGAGCGGGGCCTTTGCAAGGCTCAGGTCGTAGGTTCGATTCCTATCAGCTCCACCATTTTAGATAATTATGGAATACGAGATAAAAATGATTGCACCAAGATACGCACAAGGTTGTTATGATGTGCAACATTCTGGTGGAGAGTTTCAAGAGTTGACTTCTGGCCTTTGGTCATTAGATACTTGGAAATGGATTTCTCACAATTGCAACGATACTTTTATCATTACAGATGAAGATGATAGAGTTCTTGGTTATTGGTTGGGTGTTATACAGGTATGCAATATACCTGATGATAAGGAAAGACATGGTAAACTTAGTTGTTGTGCAATAGATGTATGTGTTCACAAAGAAATGAGGTCAACAGGCATCATGAATGAAGTCATGAAAACAGTATGTGATTATCATGAATCTATCTATACTTGGACACATGTAGATAATGTTATCGCACAAAACATAATGGAGAAATATGGTTTCATTCAACACTCCAGACGAAAAGACTGGTTCGCACCAGGCGAAGACTCTTATTATTACACTTTCGATAGAAAGAATTACGAATAAAGACTTGACAATGGGCCCTACTTTTTAGTAGGATGGATGCATGTTGAGAAAGTTATTAAAAGTTATATTTTGGGTATCGTTATTCTGTATCGTATATCTAGGATTAATGTTTTTCGCATATAATAGTATTTCATAAGGAGACCAAGAATGGAAAAGGCACTAATAGTAAACACACAATATCTAGAGAACTATGATTTAGATGGTGGTAACGCTTGGAAGTTTAAAGGTGGCAAAGAGTATGTCATTTCATTTGGTGTCACCAAAGAGATTTATGAAGAAGATGCATATGGTAAGGGTGAACATTCTTACTATGAATGTCCTGAGGTTAGTGAAGCAACTATACTTGCATTAATCAATCAATTAGGTAATGCATCTAGTGGTGGTTACCAAGAGTTTGTAAAGTCTTGGGAAGTGACAGATTTACCTTCTGCACTTACAGAACAAGAACTTTCTTGGTATCATGATAAAGAGGCCTACGAGTGTTTCAAGGCAGAAAGAATGTCTTGGAAAGAATTAGAACAACAATTAAAGGATACAAGAAAAGAAGAAAGTTATGCCTAGATTAACAGTAGTTTTTGATGTAGATGGAACAATCGCTGATGTCGAACATAGAAGACATCTTGTAAATGGTGAGAACAAAGATTGGAAAAATTTTAGATTAGCAACTGAAAACGATACACCTGTTCAATGGGTTTGCGATATTGCAAAAAGATACATTGCACAAGGTGATGAAGTTGCTTTCTTTTCTGCAAGAAACGAATCAGAAAGAGAGATTACAGAAAGACAAATTTCAGAATGGATTGGTGATGGTCATAAAGGTGTCTTTTTAAGACCTAATGATTCATACGAACCAGATGAGGTTTTTAAATCAGAACTCGCAGATAAATTTGAAGAAATGGGTGGTAAAATTGACCTAGTATTTGACGATAGAAACAAAGTCGTTGATATGTGGAGACAAAGAGGAACCACTGTCGTTCAAGTTGCAGACGGCGATTTTTAACTACTAAAAAAGTGCAATTATTTTCGCCAAAAGGTTGACAATGACAGCACTTTTTTAGTAGGATATCCATAGTGAGATAACACTAATAGAAAAAAACAAGAAGTGCTTGAAAGTTCGACCTTCTAAAAAATAGAGAAACTTTACTTGACAAGAATTTAGTTCCTCATGAACACCGAAAGGGTTTCGAAGTCATTAGAAAACAGTCACGAAGTTCAAAAGTCGCTGAGAGGTCGCAGGTTCGAATCCTGCCATAACCAGGCGTTGTGTGGAGAAGTGGTCCGAATCTTTCTGAACTGCTATTGGTTGATTTAGTCAACTGAACATAAAGCATAAGACTTATCGTAAATCGTAGAGTTTGTGGGTAAGAACACAACAGTGAGATTAGACCTAGTTCTTTTCAATATAACTGATTAACTACTTCACTATTCGAGCGAGAGCGGTCATAGAATCTTTTTTACTAGACTTTAATGTAAAAGTTAAAGGTGACATCCTAGGATGGTCCGGCGAAAATCGTTAGTATCAAAAAATGAAAGTTTATATTTTGAGTCGTTAGTGTAAGGGTAATCAAGAATGGAGAAGCTTGAAGTTAACCAGACTCCCTGAGACCTTTTAAACGAAATATAATACGAGTAAGTAAGAGATGACAAAAGAACTATCATTGACGACTCACGGCGAGGGCATTATGTATTCCTGTCGGTATAAGGGTTAAATTTAGAGTTGTGGACATGATAGAGTGGTGATATACGAATACAAGAAGGAAGCGTGTTTACTGATTATTGAGATACAAGAGAATAGACTCAAGCGTTCAATAATCAGATAGTCGGAGACCTATACAGAATCCGAGCGTAGGGATAGTTCCTGAGTTAGAGTATGATGATAAGTGTATGGATGTGAGATGCAAAACAATGGTTGCTTGCAGTGTTAGATTCTCGGAGAATAAGAGAGTATAGTCGTCTAACAGTTAGTAGGGAGATTTAATATCTCGCTCAGGATGGAAACGAAACAGTGGTTCGAAACACCGAGTAGTTTCTACAGAACTTCACCTTTTTAAGTTGATTTGGAACAGAAGGTTAGTCGCCTTTGCAACTAGAGTTGCTACAAAAACAAATGACGATTGTGAGTCAGGAGACCAACAACTAGAATGATGATTCGACACTGCTGAAGAGTATTGGATGCAGACATCATTTCGAATAACCCACCTCTTTGAGGTGGGTTTTTTTGTATGGAAAACCACCTATACAAAATGGCTGCTTTTCTGTTATAATAAATAGTAATATGAAAAATTTAACAACAATTCTTGTATCAATATGGTTTTTGACATCATGTTCTACATCAGTAATACTACCAGGCCTATGTTATGATGATAGAGATGGAACATTTATGTGTCCACAACCAGATGTTCCTATAAAGATAGACCCAATACCTGAGGTTCCATTAGAGATACAAGAAATTCTTGATTGTGAGGAGGAACATCCACTCAACGATAAAGAATGTGTGATGATAGCATGACTAAGAACTTGAAACCAGATGAAGTAATTTCTTTAATCACAAAGAAAGTTCAAATCAAAAAAGATTTGAGAGAACTTAGAAAGAATAAAGAAGACCGTAAAGCTGATATTCTTCAGCTAAAATTAGAGCAATTAGAAGATAAATTGCACTCCCGACCGCTAGCAAAAAACTAAATAGTCCATAGAAAGAAACACAGGAGATTTCTATGGGACATTATGCTGACGCAAAAACTAGATTAACAACTTTTAAAGAAGGTCACCAACGCAGTAGCCAGTTATTTGATACTAGTGCTTCATCTATGAACATTAAGTTTAGAGATGGAGATGGTAATCCAGACGATACTCTTTTATATGATTACACAGGCACAGGTGGTATAAAGGGTGGTCTAACTGCATGGCGAGCTGCTAATGGTTCAGTTAGTTCTGGCACAATGTATGATATGTGGAATAGGGGTATAAACACTATGTCTGATTCAGACTACGCCGCTGAGAAGGCGAAACACGACCAGACAGTTGCAGATACAGAAGCTGATATTGCATGGGTGCAAAAGATTATAGATAACGGTGAGGACCCTACCAACATTTCTTAAACTATAAAAAGTCATAAATAGTAGTATTACACGAACATTAAGATAAAAGTGATACTACAAAATGGCAGCAGTTAAAAACTTACATTTAGAACATCTAGAAGACGAAATCATCAACAATGGTATTGATGGTGGCCGAGCTGCAATTAATTTTCTTAGGTCTTTGAGAGATATGATGAAAGGTACCTCAAAGAAAAAAGTTAATATGACAGTTAAATGGGATGGTGCACCTGCAATATGGGCAGGACAACATCCAGAAACAGGTCAATTCTTTGTCGCAAAGAAATCACTATTCACCAAACAACAACTACACTATACATCTGAACAACAAATTAAAGATGCATCAGAACTAACTGGTGACTTAGAAAAGAAATTTTTAGAGTCATTCAAGTATCTATCTAAACTTTCCTGGAATAAAATCTTACAAGGTGACTTGATGTTCACCGATGCAGATAAGAAAATGGAAGAGATAGATGGTGTAAACTATGTCACATTTCAACCAAACACAATATTATATGCCGCTGATATAGAATCAGATTTAGGTTCTGCCATCGCCAATGCAAAATATGGTATAGTATTTCACACCACATATGAGGGTGCAACTATAGAAGACCTTGGTGCTTCATTTGGTGCAGACATATCTACATTGGGTCATAGTAAAGATGTATGGATTGATGATGCAACATACAAAAGTGTTGCAGGTAATTCTACTCTAACTGCAAAAGATACAGTTGCACTAACAAAGGCATTATCAGAAACAGGTAAATCATTTCATAAGATTAAGAAACCTGCATTAACAAAGTTCATGAAAGTTCAACAGGCAATACAAACTAAAGGTGCAGGTGGAACATATAAGACATACATGAATACACAAATAAGAAAGGGTAAATTTAATTTATCTTACAAGGCATATCTAAGTCATTTTGATAAGTATTGGGAAGACAAAGTAGTTAGTAAAGTCAAAATGGAAAAGACAAAAGAAACAAAAAGACAAATCGGTAAACAACTTAGAAGAGAGATAGTTGGATTAAAGATTTTAATAACAGCATTAACATCGTTTCAGACAAACATGGTTGGTGCAAAGAGTTTAATAATAAAAGGTCTAAACACTATCAAAGATATTGGGACATTTAAAAAGACTTCTAGTGGATTTGAAACAGTAAATCCAGAAGGATATGTTGCAATAGATGACAGTGGTAAGGCAGTTAAGTTAGTAGATAGAATGGAATTTTCATTGAACAATTTCACTGTCGCTAAGAATTGGGATAAGTAATGAAGAAAAGTTTTTCACAACAAATGGACTATCTTACAGAAGCGAATCGCATGTATGCTGGTCTATATCGTAAACATAAAGGTATCTTCTTTAGAGGAGAGAACGAAGGTGGTGTCACAGGTGTAGGGTTTGGCGCCTTGGGAAATGGTACCTATCTTACTTGGAAAGAATCAACTGCAAAGGCCTATGCCAATTTTGGTAAAGGAAAAGTTAATAAATATAAGATAAAGAAAGGTTTAAAGATTGCAGATGAAATGGGAAAAGAAGTAGTCGCAGTCAAAAAGATGTTAGGGTTTGAACCATGGGACTATACAGATGACCCACAATTCAATAAGATTTTAACATTTGAATTAAAGAGAAAGAAATTTGATGGCGTTATCAGTGATAACGATATGAAAGGAATAGTTATATTCGATAGAAAGAATCTAACTTTAGAAAAATGACAGTAGAACAAATATTAGTATTATCAGTAGTTGTTGCTACAGTATGGGCACTATCATGACACAATTTATTAGTGAATATAAAGGACAAGACAAGACAGCAGAAGTCATACTCAACAATGGTGTATGGGGTTGTAATTTTTACAAGGGCAATGAACTCATAAAGACAGAATTGTATGAGGGTCATTCTGAATCATATGCCGAAGACGCCGCTGAGAATTACACATTAGGTGTAAAACAATTATGAAAACATTTTTAGAACATTGGGTAAACGAACAGACAGACCAACTGTTTGAGGCAGGTGGTAAAGCTGCTGGTAAACTTGAACTGTTAAAAACTCCATTAATAAAGGCAAGAAGTTATGCAGAGAAGTTATTCTCAAAAAACGATATGGAATTAGATGAACAACTGCCTAACTTTGATAAGAACTATGATTTGGCACAGAAATCTGCAAAGTTAGGATTTGCACAAAGAAAAGATATGCCAGTTATAGACCTGAAAGATGTTAAGATGCTTCAACTTAGACTTTCAAAAGGTTCAATTGATATATCACCACCTTTTGCACCGAATGAAGTTCCAGATAATCCATTTCCACAAGGTTTAGACCAAAAGACAGGAAAGAAATGGGTCACACAAGGCCTTCAAGTTTTTGATGGCGATGCAAAAGATGATGTTGTCAGTGCTAAATATGGCAAAGAGTCAGTTGGTAATTTGAAACCAATTCAAGCACAAATATATTTTGATAAATCAATTAAGAAGATGTCACAAGTTGGTGTTGTAGATTCTAAAGCATTTCAAACAAAGAAAGAAAATGTTTATATCATATCATCAGATAATAGAATCATAGATGGCCATCATAGATTTTTAACATCAGTATTGATAGACCCTAGATTAAAAGTAAATGTGTTAAAGATAGATATGCCAATTAAAAAACTATTAGAGTTGACACTGGCATACACTGATGCAATAGGAAATGTAAGAAACAAATGAAGACATTAGATACATTCATAAGAGAAGCGAAAGAGAAAACCGCTGTGTTTTCTTTTGGTCGTTTCAATCCACCAACAACAGGACATGCCAAACTTGTAGATGTATTGAATAGACTTGCAAAGAAAGTTGGTGGTGACCCGATACTATTTACATCTCATTCTAATGACAAGAAAAAGAATCCTTTACCACATAAACAAAAGATAAATTTTTTAAGAAAATTCTTTAAGAAGAAAGTTGGAGTTCCAGATATTGCAGCCAGAACAGTATTTGATATTTGTAATGCATTACAAGAACAAGGTTATACAAATGTAGTTATGGTTGTTGGTTCAGATAGAGTAAAAGAGTTTGAACTGTTATTAAAGAAATACAATAAAGTAAAAGGCAGACATGGTTTCTATGACTTCAAGAGTATAGAAGTTGTAAGTGCAGGAAATAGAGATGCATCTGCAACAGATGTTTCTGGTATGAGTGCAAGTAAGATGAGAGCAGCTGCAGAGAAAGGTGATATTGATTCATTTAAACAAGGTGTTCCGAGTAAAAGATTTGGAGACTTATTATACAAGGCAGTTAGAAAGGGTATGGGTATCAATGAAGAGTCACACCTACCACACTATATGCAAGAAGACTTAATACAAGAAGGTGTATATGACCCAGGCATTTTCAAGGCAGTATTCTTAATGGGTGGACCAGGTTCAGGTAAATCAACAGTTGTTAAACAACTATCACTCAACGCATTAGGTTTAAAAACTGTTAATACAGATAAGGCCTTTGAAATAGGTTTAAAAAAGGCAGGTCAAACTTTAGACTTGGCGACAGTCCCAGCAGATATTAGGGACCCTATAAGAAAACATTCAAAGAGAATAACAGGTAAGACAATGGATTTATATCTTCAAGCTAGATTAGGTCTTGTCTTTGATACAACAAGTGCAGATGCAAGTAAAATAAAAGCATACATGAAAAGACTAGAAATTTTAGGGTATGAGAGTAAAATGATTTATGTTTCTGCCTCACTAGATAATGCATTGAAAAGAAACAAGGCAAGAGCAAGAGTATTGCCAGATGAAGTTGTTAGAAATGATTGGGAAAGGTCACAAAAGAATCTATCTACAATGAAAGGAATATTTAAAAAAGATTTGATTACAATAACAAATGATGATGATTTGAAAGCATTACAATCACAAACAACTAAAATGTATGGTAAATTATTATCTTGGTCAACATCATTTCCTGGCAATAAACATGCAACTTTGTGGAAACAAAGACAATTACTACAGAAAAAGAGATAAATAGTATTATGGCTAAATTAACTTTCAAAGAACATTCTGCATACAAAAAATCTGATGAAGAATTTGTAAAAGTGGATTACAAAAGACTTTACGAGAGTCAGTATCCTAGTGAAGCGAAACTTAGTCCTGCAATCGCCAAAAAGATTAAACAGATTAAAGGTATCACTAAACAACAGGCAGAAATACTTTTAACAATACCACAACCTACACTCATGACTCTAATACAACAAATGAGTCAACTTACAATGGGTGAGTCTAAAGTATCAAGTTCTGTTAAAACTCAAGCATTGAAACACATTAATAATCTTATGGATTTACCATATGGTTCACCTGCATTTAAGAAAGAAAAACAATCTTTAAATAAAATACTTAAAAAACATAATCTATCGTATGATAAATTATTTTCTTTTGATGAAGAATTACAAGAGAAATCAAAACTAGTCACTAGTGTTGAACAAGTATTTGACATCATATCTAGAAAACTCAAATCAGAAATGGGTAAAAGATATAAGAAAAGTAAGTCAGATGGACTTGCATTTGTTAATTCACTCGCACAAATAGTTGGTATGAAAGCAACAGATAAGAAACAGGCGCCTAATAAAATGTTCTTAAAAATGGATTATGAACTAGATGAAGCAGTTAAACCAAACAAGAAAACAATTACTTGGGCAACAAAAAAAGTAAAAGAACTTGATACTGTAATCAATCAAATGATTAAAAATAAAATGCCTAAAGAAATATGGCAAAGTCTTCAAAAGGTTAAATTCAATTTAGAAAACTTCATAGAAGACAATTCTAATCTAGTAATGGGTGAAAAACTAGACACCGACTCAGATGCAGGTGATTATGTAGATGATTTTAGAAAGTCTGATGCACCACAGTTTAAAGGTAAATCAGATAAAAAGATACAGAAGATGGCAATTGCCGCCTATCTAAAGAACAAAGGACAGAAGGAATAATGAAAACATTCAACGAATTTCAAACAGAAGACTTGCAAGAAAGATTAAGTCCTTATGAATTAAAACTTATCAATCAGATGTATGATAAGAAAGGTAATCAAACTGCATTTGGTAAGGCAGTTATGAACTTTAAAAAGGGTGATGACAAAAAGGCAATTCTAAAGAAACTAAACTCTATCAAAGAAGAACACGAAGATGATTTTCAGTTAGATGAAGTGGCTTCTATTCTAACCAGACTTAAAATGGCAAGAGCTGCTCGTAAGAGTAAGGCAAAAAGAATCATAGGTGCCAAGAGAGCAAGAAAGAAAATCAAGATTGATAAGAAAACTCTCATGAAAAGGGCACAGAAGAGAGCAAGAAGTATTCTTTCAAAAAGAAGACTTAAAGGTGCAAAACTATCTGATTTGGGTGCAGGCCAGAAAGTCGCATTGAGTAAGTATCTTGCTAAAAAGACTGCAAAAATTAATAAAATGTCGAAAAAACTTATTAAAGTCGTAAGACAAGACGAACTTGCTAAGAAGAGGGGTAAGAAAAAAGACCCACAACAGAAGATTAAGGCGAATAAATCTGGAATACCAACTAAAAAGTAAGAACTAAATATTAATATAATTTAAACTCATAAGGATTGAGAACATATAAATAACTATATCATGGATAAACAAACTTGGAAAGAAAAACTTGAAGAAGTCCGAGGTTTTAATAAACCTCAGGAAGTAGATAATGTAAAATTAACTGAGCAGCAGGAATCAGATGAAATCGAAGAACTCCTTAAAAAGGAATTTGAAGAACAGACAGAGGTCCAAGAGGAGAATTTGGAGTCACTCGAAGAGAAGAGAGATAGACTCCAGACAGAACTTAACCAAGTAAATGAAGAACTTGCTCAACAAACTCAATCAGTTGAGAAGTCCATCGAGAAACTAACAGAACGCAACATGCTTGGTAGACTGGCCAAGTCATTACGACTTAACGAACAAGGTAAACAGAAGATGTTTAATTACTTCGAGAAAGGGGAAATCAAATGAGTATAAAAGACTTATCAAATAAATTACTAGACGACATGAAAACTATCCTCGAAGGTGGAACAGTTGTCGTTGAAGATGCATCTAATGACAAATCAGATGATGGCGAGGGGCTAGACAAGGCAGACCCTAAAGCTGCAAAGAAAAAATTCAACGATAGAAAAGACAAAGACATCGATAATGATGGTGATGTTGATTCATCTGATGAGTTTCTACACAAAAGAAGAAAGGCAATATCTAAAAAAGTTGACGAAGATTCTAGTGTAGAAATAGATAAAGATGATGAAGAAGATGACGATGTAGTCAAGAAACCAGAAGACGATGAAAAGAGTAAGAAATTACTAAAGACTGGTAAAGGTGGTAAATATCTAAAGTATTCAAATCTACTTCTTAAAAAACAAAAAATGTCTAAAGATGCAGACATGACTGCAATCAACAAAGAAATTTCAGCAGAAAGAAAAAAACTAGGCATTAGTGAATCAACTCTAGAAGATTTACTTATACATTATCTTCCAGAAGATGAAGAAATAGAAATAAATGAAAAAGTTCTTTACAAAAGTCCTACAGGTTGGAGTTTTGTAAAAGATGATAAAGATGATGCAATAATATTAACTCAATCAAAATCCTCATATTACCCAAGACCTTTTACGAAAATGACAAAAGACGATTTCAAAGTATTACAAAGAATCATAGGCCAAGTAAAGGTATAACAATGGCAGGCAATAAATCAGATAACGGTGTTCATGAAATAGGAACAAATGATATCCTTGCATCTTACAAGGCAGATACACCAGGCGAGATAGAAACAAAATATCTTGAAAATGTAAATGAATACATTAAAAATGGAAAAGAAAAACAAAAAGAACAAGTGAAGGCTTCTTTCGCTATGATATTTGATAATCCATTACAAGGTTATCCTTACAACGAACAGTATGGTATGGATAAAACACTTGAAGAAATTGAATACTATGAAGAAACAGTTGATGAAGCATATTCAAAGAAAGCAAAAAGTGGTGCAGAAGTTGCTAAGTTAATGATGAAGAAAAAGTGGACTGGAGAAACTTGGAGACGAAACACAATGCAAGGTTTTGCTAACAAAGTTAAGAAAATGAAAACAATCACCGCTGACCAGTTAGATAAAATGTTACCAGATTATATTTCTGGTGGAGATATTCATGCAATGTTTGAAGGCCAGTTTTGGGGTCAAGACAAATGGTCAAAATCTATAGACAAAAAACTGAAAAAAACTCATGTCAGACTAGTTAAAGATGGTAAGGGTGGCATGTCTAGAGCGACACTCTCTAAGAAAGATAAAAAGAAAATTGCACAATTAAAGAAAGATGGTTACAAAGAAGTTCCAATTGAAGCATTAGATTTAGAAGGAGTTAAGTAATGAATTTATTCCAAGAAGCAAAACAAGTATTAGATAAAGATGGTAAAGTAAATCCATTGGGACCATATGGTAAGGGTAAACTTACTGGTCGTGAAATATCTACTTACTTCCGTAGAAACAAAGTTAAAGACGCTCAAATCAAAAAGGCAGTAGAAGTTGCACTTGATTTAGGTGGCGCACACTCAATCGCATCACAAGAAATAAGAAAGTTCTATGGCGATAAGATTTATAAATCAAAAGAAGTTCAGACTGCATTAAAGTATGCCAACGAATCAAGACAACCTGGCATGCATGTAGAAATCATTAATGAGAAATTCAAACCAGATAATTTAAAGAGCAGAAAAACTGGAAAAAAGTTAGTAGCCTTTGATGCCTATATTCAATTTCGTGGTGGCAAAGGCGATAGAATTACATCACCTGAAAACAAGAAAGATTGGGAACAAGCAATCAAACTTGTTCAACAGTGGTTAAGAAAACACAAAATCAAAAGAGATATTAATAAAGTATTCTCTCATCCAGACCAAGGTTCTAGTGCATACAAAATGTCTATTGAGTTAAATGACCAAGAGTTTAAGAAGAGTCCAGATGCATTAGATGACTTAGTAAATCAAATATCAAAATTAAAGACTGCTGAAGACCATGGTGGGGGACACAGAGAACACCCCATGAATGAAGAAACAATCAATGAAAACTACAGAACTCTAGCACAAAAGGGTATGGGTGCAGAAGATAAGAAAAGAGTAAAAGTTGGTCTGATGACTGATTACTACACTCAAAAAGATGGTTCTAAAAGACAAGGTAAAATTGTTAAAAAAGATGCAAAAGGTTATACTATAAAAGATGATAACGATGGAAAAATGCATACATTTGTTTATCATGACAGAGTAAAAGCAAAGAAACTACTCGCCGCTTCAAATGAGTTTAGTAAGAATCCTCTAAAAGGTTTCCCATACAACGAAGCTGCAGGCGGAACTCATGCTTACGATGACCCATTAGACAATCTGGAAACTTCAATTGGTATGACGAGTTTTGATAGAATGCCAGATAAAAACAAAAAATCTTATGTAAA